ATGATTCGGTTCGTTGACTTCCCGGCCTCCACGCCCCGCGCAAAGTATGTACCGAGGAACGAGGTCATCTTTGCCGGGCGTCTGGCCATCGGAGACAACCTTCTGCCGACATCAAACGCGCGCCGCATGTTAAAAGCCAAGAAACACAAACACCTGATTTTGGACAAAAAAAGGGTGTCGGTGAATACGGGTAACAAAAAGCGCGTTCTGCCCGTCGGGCATTCACCTAGTCCAATAGTGGCGCCTAGCGCCCATGCTTCGCGTGGAAATGGCTATAAAGCCAAGGCTGAAAACAACCGCAAAGAAATAAAACCGGCTGCGCCATTCACCACCCTATACATTGCCTTAAAGGCTGACAACATAGTGAAGTCGGCAGCGAAGTAGCCAGCGTCGAATTATCGTAGTGAGTCCATTCGCAAGCGAAAGGGATTGTAGAGGAAATCGGCGATTAAAACTGAATTACTGGCAGTTAGGTCAAAACCTTTGAAGCTTGCGTAAAAGCGTTTTGGCCTTACTGCCAGTTATCAGGTTTAAACGTCGATTGGAACGGAAAGCCCGGCCCTTTAGGGTTCGCAAAAAAAGAACAAAACAAAAACAGCATAACAAATATGTTAGATAAAACCGGCTATAACCAGCCTTATCTAGCTTTCAACAGAACAAAAAAACAAGGAATCAAAAATGATTAACATAAAACACGGCGTACCCGGTCAGGGCATGACATACAGCCAGCGCAGACGATTAATAAACCTATTATGGGCATTCGTTTCAAACTCAGCGTTTCCCTTCATCATTGGCTTTGTCTTTGCACTGTTCTCAATCACATATTCATTTACTGGGATGGCAAAAGCCTTTGATAAATCCGGATTTGGAACCTGTATTCAACCGGATTTACAAGAAAATAACGCGATAACCGGCGCTTTTCTAACTCCTGCACCACCGTCACCCAGCTGTAAAACCGCTGAAACTTTTGCTGTGGAGCAGGGTGGCACCAATGTCTAATTGTTTGCATTGTGATAGATACGTGCCTCGTTTACCTACTGGTCGTATTGCACGTTATTGTTCCGATGCTTGCAAGATGGCCGCTTATCGTATTCGCAAATCTAGTTCTGTTTGTGCGGCCCCAGTCGCATCAAACAATAATATTGATTTGTTACGAAATGAATCTGTTACGAAACAAGATTCATTAAACAATAATACCGATTTGTTACGAAATGAATCTGTTACGAAATTAAAATTTTCGCCTGTTTTTTCTTCATCTTGCGAGTATTGCAAAAAACCATTTGGTCTAACCAAACGCCTTATACGTTGGTGTGATCATAAGTGTAAATCTCTTTGTTACGAAACGAAGAAGATCCCGATTTAGAAGACCCAGACATAGAAGACTAACCGCGTTCGACCTACGCGTATTAAAAGGTCAAACCAAAAAGCAACAGAAACCGAAAGACCACCCTTAACCCAACAAAGGTACAAAATCATGACCGACCAATTAACCCAAAACAGCTTCCTAGGCGACATGCAAACAGTCATAAGAGGACAAGTTGAATCGTTAACCCGTTATGAAATAGATGGAGACAACAAAGGTGGCTCCATTTGGGTATCCAAACCCAACACCGGAAAAAACCCCAACAACCTGGGTAACGAACTAATCAAAGTCAAAATGCCGTTTGAAATGTTCGACCAGAAAAAAGCCGAAGTAGAAGCCGGAAAACTTTACTTTCCTTGTCAAATGGAAATCCTCTGTGAAATCAACATGGGCGGCCAAAACAAAGCAGTCCTGACAGCCATCAGCATGAAACTTGACGGCCCGGAACCCGGACAAATAAAAGACGAAGACATAGACAAAACAACCGGGGAAATCCTCCCTGATAAAGACAAACCAAAAACCGGTGCAGCCCAGACAACAACCGGTACATCTTCCGCCAACAAACCATAAACAGGGGGTTAAACCATGAAAATCCGCTCAATGGCCTGCCTGATAAAAAAGCCCGTAGAGTTCAAAGAGCGGGTACTCAGCAACCAGGTACAAAAAGACCGATTCATAAACGGCCATGTAATAAAAGAAAACGGACAGTTAAAAGAAAACAAACTGAGGAGCATTACTTAAATGGCTACGTGTTATGAGGTCTTACAGTCTACTATTTCTGGCACGTTTCAAAAATATCAGACCGTATTCCCCGTTCCTGTTGAACCTGCACTTTGTGACACTGCATCGCCAGCAAATCCTTGGGGTATGCCTGTAACGGGCCATTTTTTGGGTTTTTCTTCATCGGACTATACGAAACTAATGTCCGAACCAACACTAATGGACATATTTACAATTCCCTTAGCAGGGGATTTGCAACAAATGTGGATGCTTGGCTTCAGCTTGCCAATCATCACATACCTGACGACTTGGGGTTATGGAGTCGTTATCAACTGGTTTAACGAAAAATATCATCGTTAGACTTTAACTTAAGAAAAATAGGTGAACTATGAAAAACATCAAAAGAATCGGTGCAGTTTTACTCACTGCATTAGCCTTGGCAATGGTTGCAATTACTCCTGCAAATGCAGCGCTGGACTTTACAGCCTTAACAGCGGCAGTTGATGCTACAACCATCGTAGCAGCTCTTACAGCCATTGCCGCAATTAAAATGCTGCCCGGTGTAGCCAAGTGGGGCTTTAACAAAGTTATCGGCTGGTTCCGGTAACCAAGAAAAAGGAAGGGTGTCGAAAGGCACCCTTTTTTATAAACCAAAAAAGAGACCAAAAACATGATTTTTTTAACCTTGTATTTCCTAAGCGGCCTAGTTTGCGCCTATGCCGTCATATCGGGATTTGACAATGCGTAAAATAATCCTGTTTTTGGTTTTGACGTTTTCGGGTTCGGTTTTTGCCGATACCTATCCAGCTGTGCGTGACTTTACGTGGACTCAATGGGGTGTAACCTATCATTATTCAGATCCTCAATCAGCGGCAAATCAAAAAATGACGGCTGGAAGTTGTACCGCTGGGCTTCCTGCTATTTTGGATAATATGGGGGCAAATCAATGGTTCTATCATCCTACTGTTAACGGTGGTAATTGTGTCGGAACACAGAGCGTTTCTTTTGTCTATGTTTGTTCTTACGGTGGTACTGTTTCAGGTACATCCTGTATAAACGCTACGCCTTGTACCGCTCCAGATGTTCGTGATGCAACCGGTGCGTGTAAACCTCCGCCTGTTGTTTGTACGGCTGGTGATACGAAGGTTCTTTATGTGCTTTCCGGTCATACTGGTGTTGGGGCTGCGCCTTATACCATCAATTTATCTAAGGATAAGGCCGGGGTAATCACTCCTCCACCTACAGAATATAATGGTGGTTGTCAGTACACTACAGCTAGAACCACTAATGATAACAAGGGCTGTACCGTTACGTCCGGTGGGGCTATTTATTGTTCAGTAACTGCTACGGCTACCGGTTCGACAACGACACAAGCCGATTCGGCTTTACCTATTGAGCTTTTAACGCCAATGCCAGCCGGTCAGTGTACGTCTCCACTTTTATGGGACGGTACTGGTTGCACGGTTCCTGCTCCTCATAAAAACTGTTTTACCGTTCAAAATGGTGAAGAAATTTGCGCTCCAGAAAATAAGCCCAATTGCGGTCAGGTTAATGGCGTTGACGTGTGTATGAACAACAACGCGTTGACTTCTGGCGGCAACCCGGCTGCAATTGTAGATGGTCACGTAATAGTCGATACACCCAATGCAAATGGTCAGGTTGTAAATTGCGCTTTATCGTCAAATTCCGGAAAACCCGTTTGTATTGGATTGCCTACAGGTGATCTCGGTCACGTTGTTGCTAATCTTAAGACAGCGCCGACCGCTCAAAATCCAACGTCACAAGTTGTTCCTATAACTACAGGAGTTCAGGAGGTTACAAAACAATCAACTGCTACCGCTGCCGATGGTTCCAAGACTGTAACTACCACAACGACAAATAACATATTCAATTCAACACCTACGATTACAACGACAACCATTAATTCAACTGGTCAGCAAACTGGGTCAACTACCCAGAAAGGTGATTCAACAGGCAAGGGTACAACTGATGGTGTGGCGGTTGCTGCGACATTGGGGGCGGGGGCTAATGCAGGTAAATGGTACGAGTCTTCGGGGGAAACGCTTGAAGGGGTTATGGGTAATGGTATGGGGCAAATTCAAGGGTCGCCTATTTTAAATTTTGGTAAGGATCTATTTTCGGTCAATCTGCCTGCAGGTGGAATTTGTCCGGTGTGGGTTATTGATCCGTCAGCTATTCGCATGAAACCAGTCGAGGTTTCGGCTTTATGCTCGCCCATGATGAATTCAATATGGCCTATTATTTCGGGCGTTCTTAGAATTATGGCTACGCTTATGGCTTTTAAAATTGCTATTTCCGGGAATTAATTATGGATTCGATTCAGGCGGTTGTTGACACCATAAAAAACTTTTTTAATGGTCTTTTTACATATTTGGATAATGTTTTTCTTTCCTTAAAGCTTTGGTTGGGTGATATGCCGGTTTGGCTGTTAAAAAAAGGTTTTGAAGGCTTGACGTGGCTTTTAAATTGGGTTTCGGGTTCCTGCTCCTACTGTTTTTCTGGTGCTTCTTCTTTGTCATCTCAATTAAGTATTGGGTATTCGTCTCTTTCCCCGGATATTGTTTATTGTTTAGATCGTGTTGGTTTTGTCCAGTCTATGCAGATATTAACCTGTGGTGTGGTTATTTGGTCGGCTTTAAAAGTACTTAAATTGGTGGGATCAATTTTATGATTATTTTCCATGAAGGCTTGCCCGGTTCAGGTAAAAGCTACGAGGCGGCTATTAATCAAATCATCCCCGCTTTACTTAAAGGTCGAGTGGTATTTGCATATATTGAGGGCTTGAATCATGAAAAATTTGCCGAAGTAACGGGTTTACCTTTACCTATAATTCAAAATTTGTTGCGTCAGTTGACGAAAGAGCAGGTTAAAGATGTACAAGTACATGTTGCCAATGATTCTATGGTTATTATCGATGAGCTTCAAGATTTCTTTCCGGCTGGTAAAGCGACTCTTGACTCGGGGATAACTGAATTTGTCACCCAGCATCGGCATCGAGGTATTGATATTATTGCTATGGGTCAAGACCATAGGGATTGCCATATGTTGTGGAAGCGGCGTATAGACCAGCTTATCACCTTTGTTAAGCGTGATGCCGTCGGAATGCCTGACAGTTATACGTGGACGACATTTAAGCAGCAGTCTGGCAAGTTTAAGCAATTGAGGTCGGGTAAAGGCACTTACGATAAAAAATATTTCGGCTTGTATGCCTCTCATTCCGAGGGCGTAAGTTCAATAGATGCCCATAAAGATGATCGTACGAACATTTTTAAGTCAGCGGTTTTTACATTTTACATTCCTCTTTTCTTGGTTGTGTTGTGTTTTTCTGGATATTATTTGTATGGCTTCCTGACTGGTCGTAGTTCGCCTGTTAAAGTCACTACTACCGTAGTAACTCGCCCATATAACCCAACGCTTGAAAAAGAGCCGCCTAAGGTTGTTCCCGTACCTGTACCTGTTCCTGCAAAAGTTGAGGATAAAGAGCCCACGAAAGAACCAAAAGCGCGTGAATATGCGGATTTTATCGAACGATATTTAAGCGAGTACAGGCCTAGACTTTCGGGCCTAGTTGTTGCATCAAAAGGTGGGCGCATTTTGGCAAGGATTGATTTTTATACTGCTGAAAAACGCGTTTATGAAAGTTTTAGTGTGAAGCAGATTCAAGAGTTTGGTTATACCGTTGAGGTTAAAACGTTCGGTTTGCTTCTGATTAAAGGCGGTAAACAATATCCTCTGACTTCTTGGCCTCTGGATATCGAGCGCAATGTTCCAGAGTCGAAGAATGAGGAGTTGGGGGGCAGGCCTTTGTAA